CGCACCCTCCAGCCGCTCGAATGCATCGGTCATCAACTGCTCGTCCGATTTCGCCACGTTTGCCACGTTGTCCAGGTAGGACTGCAGCCCTTTCTGGGCGCCATATTCAAAAGATGCGTTCAGTTGCTCCTGCATGGAATATAACTTTTCAACCTCGGCTTTTTGCCGGTCGATGGCGGCCGCCAGTTCGTCGGTCAATTTGATGCGCTGTTCCGTGCTGATATTGCCGCGCAGTTCGGCCTCGGCAAAGCGCTCGCGCTCACTGCGCGCTTTTTCCTCCACGGCAGCCAGCGCGGCGAACTTCTCGCGCAGGCTTTCCGGCATGATCTGCATTGCCTCAAGTTGCTTGGCATTGTCTCGGCCGTAAGAATCCGCCAAGGCCGTAATCGTACTGCGCGCCGCTTCATAGGCCTTGTCCTGCGCCTTTGCTTTCATGCGCTCGGCACCGTCCAGGTATTGCGCCCACAGCTTTTCGGCGGCGGAAAGCTCGTCGCTGGATAGCTTGATTGCGCCGCCTTCGACCTGCATTTTGAACTTGGCGTATTCTTTGGCCGCGCCGGTCAATTTCTCGCTGAGACTCAATTCTTCATTCTGGACAGCAATTTTCTCGCGGATGGATTGCGCCAGGCGCTTGAAATCGCTTTCCTGTTCCTTGGCAGCGCTGCTGCCTTTCTTTTCTTTTGGATCGGCAGATGTGTAACTGATGCCACGCTTATCGGATTCCTTACGCTCCGTTGCCCGGACGGTTTTTTGCCGCGCCTCGAAATTGGCCAGAATCTGGTCACCGATCAGCGCTTCCTTGTAAATCCCTTTGACCTGATCGGTCAGCGCTTCGGCTTTGGCGCCGTAAACCTCGCCAAGCTTGCCGCGCACAAGATCGACCATGGCACCTGGTGCCGCGCCGCGCTCGACAAATGTCGAAAAAACATCTGCCTGAAATGACAAATTTGTTGCCAGCGTTTTCAATCCACGCCCAGTCACCTGTATGGCATTGATCACTTGCGCCAAAAACGAGACGGTATCGCGCGCCCAATTGCTGATGCCACTGGATGAGGCCATATTTCCATCGGCATCGGCCAGCCCGTTAGTATTGGCGATGGTGTCGGACATGGCCTTGGTCAGATCGACCAGCGCCGGCAGCATTGGTGCCAGCGCCGATGTGATCATGTCCTCGCCGGCAATCTTGAGGCGGGTCATTGATTTTCCGAACTGGTCGGCGGCGTCGATCATTTCTTGCGTGCGCGCCGCAGAGATTTCCTGATTCTCGACCAGATCCTTGAAAAACGGGATCAGCTTGACGCCTTCTTTGCCGAACAGCGTCATAGCGACAGCCGCTTTGCCGCTGCCGTCCTTGAAGTTGTCGAACGACTTGGCAACAGCCAGCATCTGCTCGTCTGGAGACAGGCGCTTGAAATCGTTGAATTCGATGCCAATAGCCTTGAGCGCCTGCGGAATACCCTTGCTTTCCTCATCAACCCCGGACATGCCCTTGGCCAGACGCGCCATGCCGTTGGCGACGGAATCGATGCCGACCTCGGATAGTTTGGCGGCAATGTCAAATTTCGCTAGTGTTGTGCCGGCCACGCCAGTCCGCTCGGAAAGGACTTTCAGATTGCCTGATGCGCGGATGGAATCGGCAATCAGTCCGCCAAGCCAGCGCACGGACAAGCCGGTGGCCAGCGCTGCGCCGACGTTGGCGATTGAAGCGCGCACGCCGGTAAAGGCGGTTTGCATTTTGCGCGCAGAGGCCTCTGCGCTTTGTGTAGCGGTGCGGAATCCGGCTGTCAGGCCGTCAATCTTGGCGACGAGTTCAACTGCGATTTGTTGTGATGTTGCCGCCATTACTCTGCCTCGCTTTGACTATTCCTGATCGCTTCCAACTGATAGACCAGCGTTTCTGGGTCATTAATGCCCAGCATTTCGCAGATCACCGGCAGCGCATCCCATGCAATCTCGCCTCCCATCAGGTTCCATGCCCGCACAGCGGCTGCCACGCTGACTGGGGGCGGTTCGCCCGACTGGAGCGCCTTCGGTAAATTCTGGCGCTCCAGCCAGGCTGTTAGTTTTTTACGGCACCATCACGCCCTTCAACGTACTTGTTCATGGCCGCGATCATGGCTTCTGCCACCCGGTTGAAATCTTCCGGGTGATCGGAGAGCCATTCGGCTGCCGCATCGGCATCGAATGGCACCGGGTGCGGATCGCCACCAGGTATCAAGTCAAGTTCGACAAAGCCATCCCAGCCGACCACCAGCGAGACAACGCCGCGATACAGGTCGCCCTGACGTGCGATCTCTTCCCACTGGATCGGCGTCGGGCGCAACACCACAAACACACGGCCATTGCTTTCCACCCGCACCTGGCGCGCCTTGCGCATTTTGTCGGAGAGCGCGCTCATGATCAGGCCGAGTAATAGGACGGCGCACCGAACATGGTGATGACGGTGCTGGTCGTGACCAACTGCTGCGCCGAACCGCCAGGCAACAGCGTTGCGCCGACATAACCGGCGAAAGTCATGATCTGGCCACCGGTGCCAAACGTGAACTTGAAGGCGCGGATCGCCTGCGCATCTGCTGCCGCTTTCATGGCGATCAAACCAGCGTCAGACACATCCCAGATGTTGTCGAACTGGTAGGTGGCCGGCGATGCCAAACCCGGCATCTGCGTCTTGGCGTTGGTATGGATGGTGGTCGTGTCGATAAAATCGAAATCACCGCCAGAGGCCGACAAAGTGGTTGCCGTGGTGATGCTGGTGCCAAATGTGAGCTTTTTAGCCGTGCCGCTGGAGAAAGTATCAAAAGCGGTGGTGTCGATGCCTTCCAGTTCAAAGGTGTTGTCGGCCTTATTTGCAATGCGGCAGACCCGGCCATTCAACTGGTACATGCCCTGGATTTCCAGATAAACATAATCGCCATTGGATAACCCGTGCGCTGTCGATGTCGCCACGCCTGGATTGGCCTTGTTGATGCCGGTAATCGTCAGCGCTTCGCCGATGGCCGACTGCATTGCCACTGCGACGTTGCTCCATTTCTTTGCTGTTGCCATGATTCGCTCCTTTAAGCGCTTGCCGTCGGCGAACCGTCGGCGGTGTAATAAGTGACGAGATAATTCAGGCTGGCAATGCCGACCGGCTTTTCCAGCGCATCATCCATTTCGATATTGATGCTGGTCGGCACCATGCTTTTGACGAGGCCGCCATAGGTCGGGTCGGTGACCGTTCCCAGCGCGGTTTCGACTTCCTTCAACATAGTGTCCAGCGTGTCGTCGAGATTGGCGACGGCCTTGCCGATGCAGCGCACGGCCAGCGTCAGGTTGCGCTCCATGACCGGATGCGGCTGCAGGGTCAAGGTGGCGATTTCCTCGCTGTCGGTATTGACCAGCAGACAGGGCAGATTGCTGTCCGAGAGCGGATGCAGGCGCGACTGATAGACGCGGGTGGCAGTGGTGGTCAGGCCGGAAAGCCTGGTGGCCACCGCTTCGCGGATCTGTTGGCGCAGGTGATTGGCCATCAGCTTGCCTTTTCCAATCTGATCAGCGTGATGCCCGTGCCGTCAGGTTCGACGGCACGGGCGGTGTAGGCCACGCTATTGATCGTGATGGCAGTGCCTTCAACCACGGCGGAAACATCGGCAGACGCGCAGCGCAATACCGGCTGCGTGCCGCCGACCATGCCGAAGCCTTCGCTATAGGTATTCATCAGCAGACCGGGAACGTTCGACGCACCAATCGATGCAAGGGCATAGCCCGGCATGTCATCCCCGAAGATGGCGGACAGATCGGTGGCGTCGAAGGTCATGGTTTACCCCTTGGTCTTGCGCGCCGGCTTGACGGGCGCGTCCTTGGCGACAACAGCTTCCGCCTGTGCCTTGGTCGGCTCGCCTTCAAGGCCGATTTCTTCGCCGGACTTGAACTGAACCATAGCAGTGGCGACATAGATGCCGTCGCCTGCCGACTGTAGGGCATGACTTCGGCAGCGCGCCTGCGCTTCGGAAAGCTGCAGGCGCGTTCCGGCGGCAAAGTCCGTCGTCTGGCTTATGATGTGCCGGATCATGGCGATCAGACCAACGTATTGAGGACGGCGCCCTGCCAGCGACCATAGCCAACGTTGCGCCAGGTATCGATACCGATCTGGATGGCATCGTTGTCAAAGGCGAACTCGGAAGTTTCATCCTTCATCTTGATGGCCGGCGTGGTCTCTTCCTGGCGGATGAGTGGCTTGATGCTGCCATCAGTGCGGAAGGTGACGAATTCATCCGTCCAGCTACCCGCTGTCAAGCGCGGATTCACCACCAGCCCAACGTTGTAGCCGTCAAGCGTGAACATGCCGGCGCCGATGTCGTTCAGGCTGGACAGCGCCGAACGGGCGGCAGGTGCCAGGCCGACCGGAACCATGACCAGGAAAGACTTGGCATCCTCGTTGATCGGCTCGCCCTGATCATCCTTGAAGGTAAAGAACTGGCTGATCGACGCAGTAATCGCCTGCAGCATTTCTTCCTTCGACGGCGCGGTCACCGTGCCATGCACGGCAACGGGCAAGGCGGAAATGTCGGTCTGGATGTCGTTATCGAGCGTTCCGCTGCTGCCTTCACTGTGGTCGGTGTCGAAGAAATACTGACCGTCGTAACAGACCGTGGACGGGCCGTTGATAATCAGCGTCGACAACAGGCTGGCGAAATGCGACTGGCCGCGCTGGGCAAATTCGGCAAGCCGAGCTTTAAGCTGGCCGGTCTTGTCGCGGCGCAGATCCTTGAGGGCGATTTCGATAGTGGCTTCGAAGTGCTTGTTCTTGATTTCGACGCCGTTAGTCGAAAAACCCTTGGCATTGCGGCCACCGATCCATTCGCGCAGTGCCGGCGGCATGCCGAGCCATGGGTAGGTTTCGGAGGCTTGATCGGATCCGAAGTAATTCGACACCGCGTCGATCCAGCCAATGCCGTTCTGGGCGGCAAGGGCTTCGTAATACATGCCGATGACGGCACGGCTAGAGAGGGCTGACTGATCCATGATTTTTTCCTTTCGTGTCGTCAGTGATTAGGCTGATGCCCATGTGCCGCGCAACTCGACAACCAGCGCGCCATTTGCGTCTCCGGTAGCCAGCTTGACGAAATCGCCGCGCTTGGCAGTCTTTTTGGTGTTGAGCAGTGCGGTGTTGTCGGTGCCCGGAAGATCGGGACCTTGAATCTTGTCGCTTGCGTTTGGCGCAATGGTCACCAGCACAGTGCCGAATGCGCCGCCGTTGGCGATGACGCAATTGACTGGAGTCGCAACCGCAGGCAGCGTGATTGTCTTGGCATCGGTCGTTACCCAGAACAGCTTTCCGTTGTCCTGGATGTCCAACGTTTTGTTATCGGCGACGGCTTCTCTGACGCTGTATGCCGCCCACGGATCAACCAGCACACCGGCGTTGAATTCAACCACGACAATGCCAGATGAAACAAAGCGCTTGACGAAGCCGACGAAGACGCCACCCACAGGGGAGGGCGTGAATGTATCGTCGTCCGTGGCATAAACCGGCTGGCCAATATCGGTGATGACTGCGCCAGTGACGGCCAGTTCGATTTCGCCCTTTTTGACGACTTCGACATTGATGGCAGCGGCAGCGCCAACCGAGTTATCCGCCTTGGCAACGGCAAAGCCGCCAAACTTGTCGGCAGAGGTCAGCGGCTGGGCGTGGCCAGTGGCGGCCACGATACCAACGGCGGCACCTTCGTAAATGATGTCCTTTGCGATGACCGGGAAGTGATTGCGCTCGCCAAGTTCATAGGCGCGCGGCTTGTTGGCTGCAAGAGTCGTCATGATTCAGTCCTTATTTGCTGAGAATTTTGACTTGACCGGCGGCCTGCGCCGTGGCGAAGGCTTTGTAGGTCTCGAAATTGCCGGAGAATTCGGCGCGCAATTCGGCGTCCTTTTCCCATTCCACCTTGATGCGCTCATCAAAAGGCAGCGCGGCAACATCCGCCGGCTTGTCTTCTGACGCGGCGGCATGCGGCAGCGCTGCGGGCGCATCGGAGGCCAGGGCATCGGCACGTTTGGCGCGGGTATTGCGCTCGGCATTCAAGACCTGAATGGCCGCTTCGGGGCCGGTGGTCTTGCCGTCGAATTTCAGGGTATTGATCAGGGCTTCGTGACCGGCCAGGGCTTGCGCCTCGACGTCACGGATGCGCTGGCGTTCGGCTTCGGCGCCAGCGAGTTTGCCCTGCGCTTCGCCTTCGGCGACAAGCGCCTGGGCGATGTCGGGATGATTTTCCCGGAGGGTTTTCAGATCCATCGTTTTTCCTTTCTTTGGATCGGTTGCAGACGCCTCGGAAGCCGAAGCAGTGATTACCGGCGGCTGCGCCGCGCGGCGGTTTTGCGGCCACTCGCCCGACTGCATGCGGGCCAGCGTTTCATCCAATCCGGCGATGCGATCCACCAGACCGGCGCGCATCGCGTCGCGGGCGAGGAAGACGCGGCCATCGGCCATGTCGGACAAAACCTTTTCAGCATCGACGCCACGGTTTTCGGCCACGGCATCGACAAAAATGGAATAGAGTGCGTCAACCTGCCTCTGAATTTCGGCGCGACCTTCTTCGGTCAGCGGCGCATAGCTCGAAGCGATGCGCTTGTATTTGCCGGCGGTGATTTCGGTGGTCTTGATGCCTTCCATGGCCTCAGACCCTGAAACGTCGCGATGCGCGGCCACGACGCCAATGGAGCCGACCTGCGTAGTTTCCGCGCTGGCGATCACTTCATGCGCTGCCGAGCCGATCCAGTAAGCCGCCGAGGCCATGACGCCATCGGCCAGCGTCACCACCGGCTTTTGCGCTGCCGCCTGCCGCACGGCGGCGGCCAGGGCCTGCGTGCCGTCGACGGTTCCACCGGGCGAGTCAATCAAAAGGAGGATGGATTTGACGGAGGTGTCGACGGCCGCAGACTTGAGGTCACGCGCAGCGATTTCCATCGACGTGCCGCCGGAAATCTGCGTGAACATATTCATTTTCTTGGCCAGCACACCGGAGACCGGCAGCACGGCAACGCCATCGTGCACGGTGTAGCCTTTCTGCTCATTGGCCAGCGTTTTGCCGAGACGGGCTTCGACGCTGGCAATGTCGATCTTCTCGCCGCGCAGATGCGTGGCATAGGTCGCCTGCAGGTCGATTAGCTTTTGCGGCTGAATCGCCCAGGGGCTGTTCAGGATGTCGAGTATTTTCATGAGCGACTATCTTCCACAGTTCGCTGTCTCAGTTTTACGTGGAAATGAGACGAGATCACGGCTGCACCCCATCCGATGGATAGATGCGCGGCGACGGCGCGGTTTGTTCCTGCTCCAGACCATCGGCACGGCGGGCGGCAGTTTCGCGCACGCGTTGGCGGTGCTTGGTCTTCCAACTCACGCCATCGTGCAGGATCGATTCCGCCGCGATGGTGGAAACGCCCAGCGCAATGCGCTCGCGTGCGGCATCCACTTCCTTGAGGGGATCAATGCTGCCAGGGCCGTCGCCTGTCCACACGACAGCGCACCAGGCGGCACGCACCACAGGATCGGTAAAGAAGCCGGGCGCGGCAATGCGGCCGGTGGCGACGGCTTCTTCCAGCCACAGTTCATAGATCGGCTGACAGAAGTTGGTGGCCATCCAGTCACGGCGGCCACGGAAAAAGCGCCAGGCATCGAGTAATGCGGCGCGGGCCGCAGAGTAGCTGGCGGTGAAGTGCTTGATCAGCACTTCAAAAGGCAGTTCCAGGCCGACGCCGATCTGGCGCAAGACAGCCTGCACGAAGGGATCGAAGGCCGTATTCGGGCGCTTCAGGTCGGGCGTGATGATGTCTTCGCCGGGTAGCAGATTGACCGCCTTGCCGGGAGAATCGAGCGCGGCCGTGCCGATGCTGCCGTCCCATTTCATGGCGCCCTTGAGGTAGGCATCACGCGAACCGTCGCTGGAAAAGAGCGACTCGAACGATTCGGCATCCATCTTGACAAAGACGGCGAAGGCCGCCGACAGCACGGCAGCGGAAATCTCCGCTTCCGAATAGCGCGTCAGTTGCTTCAACGGCTCGATGACGGCGGCCAGATACGGCACACCGCGCACCTGCCCAGGCCGGCGACGGTCAAACAGATGGATGACGTTGCGCCGGCCAGTGGCAGCGCCAAAGAACGGCACGCGATCCCAGGCTTGGCCGCTGCGGGCATACATCGCGCCCGGATGGCGGCGAGCAATATAGCAGGCCAGCGGCGCGCCCTCGGTTGTGGTTTCGATGCCGTCAGTGATCCTGTCTGTGTTGGCGCTGTAGTCTGGATTGCAGATGCGATCAGCCTCAATCAACTGAATGGCGAGGCGATAGGGCGAATCCGGCCGCGCCACAGCGGGTGTAATGGCAAACACATCGCCGGATTCCAGCGCCGAGCGGAAGGCCAGCGATTGCAGGCCATAAAGATTCTGCGTGCTGGTGGCATCGCAGCGGTGCGTTTCCGCCCACAGGCGCCACTCGCGCAGGACATGATCCTGCCAGTCGGCGGTTTCTTCTTCTGACATGCCGAGGAAGTCGGCATCCGGCGTCGGCTCCAGCGACAGACCGGTGCCGATGACATTGGTGACGACCGTATTGATGGCGCCGCCGGCCAGCGGCGAACGGCGCGCCAGATCGCGGCTGTACCCGCGCAGATCAACCAAATCGGGCGAAATATCGCCGGCCGCATCGGAAACGCCGGGATTCCAGTTGCGCAAGGCAGCGCGGCCGCCACTGCTGCCGCCGAAATAGCCGCCAGCCACAGCCAGCGCCACGCGTCCCTGCAAGCGACGCATTGCCCACTTTGGCGAAATCGCGCCAATGGCACGGTCGAGCAGGTTCATTTCCGGCGCTTTCATCTCACCAGCCCGGACTGACAGTAACGGCGCGACCACGCGAAGCTGAAGCCGATAGCGTTTGCACGCGGCTGTTCCAGATGTTGATGCCGCGCTGAATCAGGTCTAAATTGGCACGGGTCAGCGTTGTGCCGTCAATGCTGACAGCCTGCCCGGCAAGCACCTTGACCTCGGCGGCCAGGTATTCGGCAAGACGGGCTTCAGCTTGTGCAAGGGTGATTCCAGCCATGAGCGCTCCTGTTGGATGCGCTCATCTTCCACATTTTGCTGTCTCACTTTTACGTGGAAATGAGACGAATTGGATCATTCAAAAGTCGCCAGCAGTTCATCCAGACTGGTTTCGATGCGACCCAGATCGCCAACGTGGCTCCAGTTGATGGCATCCGGGTTACATTTATCTGCGGTCTCGCCAGTTCAAGCGCCGGATGAATGAGAAAAAACACAATGCGGGCGTAAAGGTTTAATAACGTTTTCATATTTATCCCTTCAAATATCTATACAACGTCGCCCGGCTGATGCCGTGCCGCTTGGTGATATGCTCGACCGGCTCGCCGCCGAGATATTCCCGCACAACAACTTCCTTCTTCTCAACATTCCGGTAGCGCGGCCGCTTGCTGATTTCGCAGCGCGCGCCGTGGTATTCCTGCCGAAATGATGCCTCGATCTGCAGCGCAATTGCCTCGGTCAGCGTCCCTTCCCGCTGCGCGGCATCAACCAACCGCGTAATCAGTTCGCGCACCAGATCGACTTGCATCAGCCACGGCTCCAGTCTTCCAGGGAAATCTTGCCAGCGGATGCTGACAACGGCACGCCGCCGCAAAGCCGCAGCGCGGCGTGCGCATAGACAAAGCAATCGAGCGCTTCATTGCGCGGCCGGGTTTGCACCCATTCGGCGTAACGCCGCGTGCCGCGAATTTTGGTGACCAGTTTTTCCGCAGTGAGCTGGGCAAAATACTCGTCGTCAAAGGACGGATCGTTCGGAAAATGCACGTAACCGGCGCCCGGCTTGATGATCTTGAGGCGCGAAAAGAGCAGCGCCTTGGCCTGATCGACGCCGACCATGTGTACGGTGATGCCTTTTTTGCGCTGACGGCGAAGGCGCTGGCGGCGGGCGCGTTCATCTTCGACGAGCGGGCGGCCGGGGCCGGGCACGCCCTTGATGGCGAAGGCGTAGCGCAGTTTGCTGACGAATTCATAGACCATCGTGGTGTTGTAGCCAGAATCGATAGCCAGCGCGTCCGGGGCGTAGTGCGACAGTTCTTCGAGGAAGCGCGCCCAGGTTTCCGGCTGGGCGGTATCGCCGGGAACGATGATGTGATCCATCACCCAGGCTTCCTCGCCGGTCTGCCAGCCGATGATGGTGCATTCGATGCGGTCTTTCTGCACGTCGGCGCCCGCCGTCTTGATGAGCGGACGCGGCATTTCCTCGTAATCTTCCAGCCGGGTCATGAGGCCGGTCGGGTCGATTTCGTCGCCTTGTTCCACCCACGGTTCGCCCAGATGCGTGTTGACGAAGGTGCGCAGAGTGCCCGGCGATTTGACGGCATCTTGCCATTCGCGCGCTAGGTCAAGCCACGATGGCCCCAGGCCGACAGGGGCAAGCAGCGCGGTCAGGTGATAGCCGCGAATATGGCGCTCCGGGTAGGTGGCAATCCAGCGGCCGCCGGCCAGCAGAGCCGGTTTTTGATGTTCAGCAATCTCACGCTGGCAGGCACGGCAGACGTACCAGGCCGAAAGGATGTTATCTTCGACCTTCGACCACTTGATGCCGTGCGCCACTTCCGGCCCGCCCCATTCCAGCGGCTGCATGTCGCCGCAGTGCGGGCACGGCACATGGTAGCGGCGCTGGTCGGATTTGAGCCATTCGCGCTGGATCAGCGATTCACCGGCCACGGTCGGCGTCGAAATCAGCATGTGGCGGGCGCGGGCGAAGGCTTTTGTGCGCCCGGCTGCCAGCTTGACGGGATCGCCTTCACTGCCGACTTCGGGCGGGAAGCGATCCAGATCATCCATGATGACGATGCGCACCGATCGTTGGGCGTAGCTGTTGGGCGAATTGCCGCCGGAGAGAAACAACACGCCGCCGGGGAAGTCGATCATGTCTTGCCGGTTGGCGGCATCCCGGCTGCGGTTGCCGCCGAGCAGATCCCGGATGACGGGCGTATCGGTCAGAAGCGGGTTGAGTTTCTGCGCCTTCCAGGAATCTCGCGCATCGATGGTCGGCATCAGCACCATCATCGGCGTTGGCGCATGATCCATGATATAGCCGATGACATTGACCGTGGCTTCGGTGACCCCCACCTGTGAGGATTTCATCACCACCACATCCTGCACGCGGGAATTGGTCGAAAAACAGTTCTGGATTTCCTCCAGAAACGGCGTGCGCCGGGTGCGCCACGGCCCGCGCTCGCCGGATTGCTTGCCTGTCAATACGCGATGACCGTCCGCCCATTCCGTGACCGACAACGCCCGGCGTGGCGCCATAGCGCTCCAGGCGACGGTCAGGCAGTGGGCGAGTTTGTCGCTCATCCCGGCCGCCTTTCATGCCGGAAGGCAAACCAGCGGCGCAGGACATAACTGCGCGCCAGGCTAATTAGGGTGAAATATCCGCCAATGGCCAAATTATCGGACAGCGGCAGATGCACGCCAAATAGAGGCAAAATGGCAATCTGACTGGCCACCGCCACGCCATAGCCAATAGCAACGTTTGCTACGGATTCGACGGCGGATTGCGCGCGGGTCTGTGTCATTCGCCAAACTCCCGGATGCTGGCGACAATCTGCGCCACCTGTTCTTCGCTATGCGTCCGGCTGTTGCGCGCATACGGAACCAGCGCATCGACCTTGATCGTTTCAATTTTCATAATTTGCCTTTGAGTTCGTCTTGTTGACGCTTGATGGCGTCGCCAATGCCGTGCAGCGCATCGCGGCAGGCTTGCGACAGGGTTTCGTGGATCTCGGCCAGATCTGTGACCGGCGCCACCAGCGGTGATGTCTGATCCGGGAAAACATCGAAGGCGGCACGAACGGCACCGCCGATAAAGCGCATGGCGGCGTCGACATCCTCACGCGGCACCAGATTGCCGATCATCGTTTCGTATTCGGCCTTGGCCTTGAGGGCCGAATATTTTTCCTTGACGGCGCGCGCCGCCTGCATTGAATTGCCGATGCGCTCATGATCGGCGGCGCTGGCTTGCGCTGTGGGCGCGTGTGCGTTTTTTTCCTCGCCCAATATACCTTGCCCTGCCTTTTGCGCTTTTTTCGCTTCTGTGGCCTTTGTGGCGGTTCTGGCGACGGCGTGGCGCTGCGCTACGTCCGGCCGGCCGCCGCCAGTCTGTTCGATCAGCTTTTCGCTGGCCGGCGCATTCACCCGGCCGTCCTTGGTGAAGACTAGGCGGCCTTCTTCTTTCAGTTTGTTGATGTAGGAGGGCGCCCGCTTGATCCGGCGGGCGAATTCGCTTTCACTCATCCCAGCCATTGTTTTTCCTTCTGGTGTGAAGAAAAGAGTGAGGGCGTGCGCGCGAAGGTGTGCGCCTTACACCTTACGCCCAACCTTACGCCTGACCTTACGCCCACATGCCTTACGTTTACAAGCACCTTACGGGCATACGGGTGTACGCGCCTCACGTGAACATTTTTGCGCGCGTGAAAGGTGCGCACGTTGCCTGTAATGTGTTCACGCACACGTACACGCGAGAGGGCGTAAGCCCGTAAGGTGTCAATAACGGCGCGGGTTTTGCCCGTAAGGTCGGGCGTAAGGTTTGGTGTATGGTGTAAGGTCATCATCAGTCTTTTATCGCGTTCTGAAAGGCGAAAAAACATTCTGTCAGCCAAGCCGCCTGCGTTTGGTCATCCTTGCGCCGGTAATCGACGCCATGTTTTGCGCCAGATGTCAGCACTTCCTGCGGCGGAATGATGAATCTGGCGCTGACTGTCTTGCCTACCAGGTGCAGGTCGTTGTAGCGCTCTTTGATTTCCTTCTTCCAGCCGGGCATTTTTGCGATTTCGCCGCAGAATTGATTGGCCTCGCGCGGATTGCGCACGCCGTCAATGCGACACCAGCGCATATAGGCCGAATAAAGATCAGACGACCCACAAGGGCAGATCGGATAGGGTGTATCACCGCCAAGCCACGCCCGTATAAAGCGCTGCACATTGCCGGCGCCGACTTCCATCAGGTCAATTTTGGCCTGCGTCAGCGGCGGCTTGGTGTGTTCGTCAAAATCGCCCAAATCAAGGTCAAGCAGGTATTGGTGCAGGGCAGCCACGCCGCCGTTGTCGAGTTCGCTGCGGATCTCGGCATAAAAGTTTTCGGAGAGTTTTGGCGGCGTCCAGATGACGAAGTGCCGGCGGTCGTCGGCTTCAATCGGCAGCGGCTGGATTTCGTTCGAGAGATACACCACGTTGCAGTGATTGCGCTCGTCGTGCGCCGCCACGTTCTTGGGGTTGATCCGTATCCATTCGCCGGTAACAAAAGACTTGAGCTTGTTCTTCACGTGATACAACTCGGCACGCGCCACCACTTCGTCGGCGATCAGGAAGAGTTTGCGCGATGCCCAATCGTTGAACTTGTCTTCAATCGCTGCCTGGTCAACGATGCGGCCGTATTCGCCATAGATCGCCATCACGGTTTCAAAGAACAGGTTCTTGCCCGTTCCCTGTGGGCCATGGAAGATCAAGGCGGTGCGCATCTTGGCGCCCGGATGCTGGATCGGATAGGCCAGCCATCTCAATACCCAGTTAAAACACTCGCGGCTGTTCTGTTCGCCGCCGCACAGGTATTCCAGCAACTCCAGAATAACCTTGCACTTGCCGGCCTTGGGTTTCGTCGGCCAACCGCCCCAGAGGTTGCAGCGGATGGTTTTGTCGTTGCCCGCCGGGTCAAAACCGACTTCAGACAGGCGCACCACTTTCCGGTCGCCGCGCAGTTTCCATTCGCGCCAGCCGTGATCGGGCAGGATGTCCAGCACGTCCGTTTTCGGCACCAGCAGATGCTCTTGATGATCGAACAGCGTTCCTTTGCCGCCATAGATCAGCGCAAAGCGTTCGCACGCCTCATCCACTGACAGCAGCGAGGCCAGTTCTTCACGGTCGGCATACACCCCGCCCCCCTTGGGTAGCGGTTCCCGCGCCTGCGGCACGCTCCACTTCAATTCCCGGAGGCGGGATTCGACCTGCTCCCGCACGACATGCAGCCCTTCCAGCGCGTGCAGGTCGTTGAAATCGGTCGGGCCCTTTTTGGTCGTGCTGCGATCTTCGGCGAACTTCGGCGAAATCCACGCACCGCCTACCGCCGCCGAGGCCGTCCTGGCGGCTTCTTCGCCGGGATTTCCCGGCGTCAGATAATCGTCATCGGCGCAAATCAGCACCTTGCAGCGGTATTGCTTGTGCAGCGAGACCGAGACCGGTAAGACGCTTCCCGCATCGAAGGCAACAGCCACCGGAAGACCAGTGGCTTCGTGCAGACTGGCCGCCGTCGCGTAACCCTCGGCAACCAGCACCAGACCGCGCGGCGTGCCACCGATCAGGTGATAGGCGCCGATCTTGTCCATGCCCGAAGGCCAGTATTGCTTTTCCAACTTTGTGCCGCGATTCTTGCCACGGATGATCTGTAGGCCGACGATGCGGCCATCGCGCAGCATCGGCACGGCTACCGTGCCATGGCCTAACGGGTCAAAGCGTAGACCATGCGCCGCCACGCCCTTGCGTTTCAGGTAGTCTGACTCGCCTTCCGGCACATACTTGCGCCAGGCGCGGTCGGCCCGATCAGCCGCCTTGCGCGCTTCCTGCAGGCGGATGGCCTTGGCGCGCTTCATATTGGCATCATGCCGGGCGCGGATGGCGTCCTTTTCGGCCTGCGTCAGCGCCGGAGCGCCATCGCGCTTGAGCTTAATCGTCCGCTTGCCGTTGTCGTTGCCGTGGTAAATCCCCCAAGCACCGACGATGTAGCACTGGCGCTGACCGGATGCGTCCGGCAAATCAATATCGTGCAGCCAATACCAGCCGCGCCTCTCACGATCCCCGCCGTCAACATGGCAGCGCATCGGCCGCGAGGTATTGACCTCAATCCCGCCATCAATCAGCAGACCACCGGCCTGTAGCTGGTCGACAACGTCGTCGTAATTTGCCCAGGTCATGCGCGCCTCAAAACTTCATTGATGGCGCGCTCCATCTCGATACCGAGTTCGGAACGTACCTTGTCCATGACTCTGGTACTGATGCGCTTGGTGTTAAACATCTGCGACACCCCGATCATCTGTACCGGCTTGATCGGCAGGCGCTTGTCGCCAGTGCGGACAAAGATCGTCCGGCCCTTGTTGCCGATGAATGCGCCTTCGATATTCTTGACGCCGCCGCCCTTTTTGAACTTGAAGCCAAGCACCGGCAGCATCCTGCCGCCGCGCCCCTTGGCAAACAGCGTCCCCTTTTTCAAACGCTTGCGCGCAGCTGCCATACTGATGGCGCGCTCAAGGAAGTGAATGGTGTTGAGCGACCGGCCTTTTTTCCGGGCGCTGCCAAAGATGTCAATGCGCGCCTGCAGGTCGTTGCCTTGCTTGCGGTTCGCCTGCACGATCGACATTGAATTGCGAACATCCGCCGCCGAAATGGCAAATTCTTCGCGCACTGCCCGGCTGACTTCGGTGCGCCCCTTGGCTACCGTTTTGTTCATGGCCATTTGCATGGCCTTGCCCTGCAGCTTTTCCGGCAACTCTGCCAGCCTGCGCTTGAGACTATCAATGCCATTGACGTTTACAATCAAATGCATGCCCGCCTCCAGTCCGCACACGGATTGATTGGCAATGCGCCATAACGGGCGCAAGTCCGCCGCACCCTTGAACCGTCAGGCGATTCAAGGCGCTCCCGAAAATGCACACACATCACGCAAGCCGGCTTGATGTCGATAGCACTCAATGGAAATTCACGCGCCGGATTGATGCGAGGCTTGCTGCCAATCTCGACGCCATCTTCCCGCGCCCAGAATCCACCCTCGCCTGCCATCCCGCTTTTGATTGCCGCATCCACCATCTCTCTGCCCAGCGCCTCCCTCAATTCATCGACCAGTGCCGCAACCCCAGGCATACTTGCCCGCAGCCGGCCAGCACCACTTTTCACTATGCTGCCGCTCCATTTCCTAGCGCTTTTCCGCGCCGCTTCGTACCCGCATAGGTAATGACGGGGAAGTACCTACGCACCGGGGAAACCTGTTGGCTGTTTCGCTGCATGGCGGCGGCTGCTTCCATCAAGGGGAACGGGGCTGCAGAGGATTTGGGGAGGCGCTGGCTCAAACGCACAGGAAGTAAAATTCATTTCAGGCTGCCTTTCGTTCTTGTTCAGCGAATACATCTGGGCGCAGCAGGCGCAGGTACATCAGGCGCGCTTTTGGGATTCCGTCTTTTCGCCACTCAGATACCG